CCACCAACGCTAATAATGCGACCGCCATGAGCCTCTGGGCTTAGGGTAGTACTTGCAGTGATATCAACAATAGATGCTGGACCTTGTTGATAAATGCCGCCCAATGAACGAATTGGACCTTGGAATGTGGAACGTGCCATGTTAATTCTCCATACAAAGTTGGCTTATTAATCGTGTATGCGTCTGCTGGGGCAGTTTAATAAGCGGTTTTCCCAGTTTTAAATATCTTACTACAAACAAATAAAAAAGGGGAGTATTTAGCTCCCCTTTTTCTAGACACATTAAGCGCCTTGTGAACCCCACATACCGAGGGGATCAGACCAACCGAATGAATAACGCTCACGAGACTTGTAACGTACGTTACCAGTATCAAAGTCGCCGTCCATGCTGTTGCTCAAAGGAGTACGAACAAAGTGCTTCATACCGTTTGGAACATCAGTTGTCAAATAGTAAGCATTTGGGTCTGTCAAGAAGTTGTTAACACAGTAACCTTCTGCAACGGAACCATTGTTTACCAATGCGTTGATGTCGTTATCGGTTGTACCAACACGCAGTTGAGTTTCGAGCAAACGAGTTGCAACGAACTGTAGTGCAGGTGGAACTACCAATTTCTTAGGTTTAGCAGCGATCAACAGATCACGTTCGTCAGTCCACTGAGCGATCTGAATAACGGCGGCTTCCAAAGAAGTCTCGTTTAAGTCAGCAGCTGTAGATTGAGTGTTGCTGTTGGTGCCACCAGAAACCAAAGGATGTGCTGTAGAGAACAAAGGTACACCGTCGCCACCGTAATATTGGGCAGAGTTAGTGAAACCGTTATTCAACACGGCAGCAGCTTTAACCTGTTTGGTGTAAGCCATTGCACGAGCCAAAGCCTTAGTGTAGCGAGCTGAGAGTGAATCATAGAGGTTGTCCTCGATTGCCTCTTCAGTCAAGCTAAAGCCAAGGGCGATAGTTTCGTGGTTGTAACGAGCTGTGAATGCCTCTTGTGCATTGTCATAAGCGATGGCGGTGCCTTCGTTTTTAACAGGAGCAGCTGAGAAGCCAGACAGCTTGGTTTCTTCTTCGAACGAACGCTCAGAGGTCTCAGTTTCGTAGATCTCTTTGTGTTGTTGTCCATACGTTGCATACTCAAGACCAAACAATGCGTTTAATCCAGGGAGCAACTCTTTCAGTAGTTGTGCGCGTGAAATAGCCATTTAATTGCTCCTTAAGCTGCAGTTGCTACAGCAGTTGCGCTGTAGTATGTGTGAACACCAAAGTTGAACTTAACGATCACTTCAGTAAACGAACCAGATGCATTAACTGTCTCTGGAACACCAGAAATCACACGGAAAGGCAGTGTGGTCGTGGAGCCAGTAGTAGCTGAAACACCTTCTTTAGAGTCACCAGTAGTTGTAGAACCAGCAGTAGCCAAAATAGCAACGTTATTGCCAATATCGGTCTGGGTCATACCACCAATGGTTGTGCTGTTTGACAACACTGCTACTTTGAAATAAGTATCAGGATCATCACATACATAGGCAACGATGTCGCTAGCCACTGTAGAAGCTGGATAGTACTGTTGTTGCAAGAATTGCTTGGTAGTTGGGTTTGTGAAAGCACAGCCCAAGAAAATACCAACTGCGTCAGTTGCAGAATCGGTAGTGGAAACACGGCTCAAAGTTCCGCCTGTATTCAAACGCACAACATCACCCACAAAAATGGATGTGCCAGAGCCTGAAGCGATTGGAATTTGACGAGTTGCACCAGCGAATACCTGACCACCGATCAGATTGATCGGCTGAAACCCATATGGGCCCGAAACGGTAGGATAAGCCATTTAAAACTCCTAAATTAAAGAAAATTAACCTTTGCCAAAGGAACTTGTGGATTTACCCTCTTTAAAGAGAGGCATCCGTGGGTCACTTTGACGCATTAAATTATTGTCTACTGCCTCTGTCTGAGCGTTGCTTTGACGAACATAATGTGAATTACGTTGTTCAACAAACTCTTCTGGAGTCTTGCAGAGCAATAATCCGCCAATCTCAATGTTGTCCTTAAAACGACTATTGGGATCAACTAACATTTGAAACTTGGGTTGTTCCTCGATTGCCACAGGTTCCCAACCTTCACGCAATTTGCCTGAGAGGTTACGAGGGTCGGCCTGGTTCAAGGTCGAAGTACGAATCCAACGATACGCATACCCAGCCTGTTTATCAGGCTCAGGGAGTAGCTCTGCTGGCGCCCACTGTTTAGGACGCTCACTCACTACACGGGTTTCTAATTCACGGGTAAGTCTGTTCGTAGCCATTTTATAATTCCTTTATCAATTCGCGAGCATATTGCTCATTTGTTAGTCCTAGCTTCTTAGCAATATTTTGCTGCGAAGTTGTCAGCCTTATCTTTTTCGAAGATGTACTGCGACTAGCTGGAGCTACCACCGTACTTGGTTTCGTCCTAGTAGCGGGTCTTTCTTCAACACTCTCGAAATTCTCAGGGAATCTCTTACGCATAGTTTCGTCTATACGTTTGTAATACTCATCAGTCGTAGCATAAGCCATACCGTTTTCCTTGACAAGCTTTTCATGAAGGCCAAGAGCCAAACTTGTCATTTCGTCATCTTGACCAAACCAGGAGTTTCGTTCTCTCCATGTTTCAGCTTTAGGATCACGTACAGGTTGCTGCCGCTGTTGAGGTATTTGTACATCAGGTTCTTCTCTTTGTAAAGCCCTTTGTTCACTAATAGACATCGCACGGTCAGCTTTAATTTTAGCCGCCGTCATTTTTTCTTGTGCGTCTACTAGTCTTTCAGAGTCACCTGCATCATAGGCTTCTTTATATTCCTTCTTAGCCATCTCCATTTCACGGTCAGCGCTAGTCATGTAGGAATCTAGGGCTAACTGCTCAGATGAAGTAACTTTACTTTTTAGCGTGCGGTTCTCTTCTAACAGCTTTTTAGCTAAATCAAGAGCTTCCTGACGCTCACGGTCTGCCGCTTCTTTGGCTCTCCGTTCATCGTGGAATACCTTACGAAACCCAGCAATCTTCTGCTTTGCAGACTCAGAATACTCATCAAGCTCGTCTTTATCTAACTGCTCAACGAATTCTGGCTGGGACGGGGTACGACCACGGTCTTGTGGGGGTGTGTCATCCTCGATCTCGATCTGAATCTCATCTTCTTCTACGGGATTACCCTTAGATTCGATTACCGTTTCATTCTCTACTTCATCGGGAAACTTGTATTCTTGCTGTTCCATATCGTCTTCTCCTTACTTTCGTTTAATACCGCGTGGGTCATCTACTACGCCTTCAACAGAATCATCATTAATGATGCGGAACTCTCGCCCATGAATTACCAATCTTGAGCCTGCATTTGGTCGTATAAGCACAAAATCGCCCTTTTTACACCAAGGTCCTGTAGGAAACTTAGTTTTGTCCATATAACAATCTGGACCTAAATCCACAACAAACAATACTGTCGTCAGTAATTCTTCGTTATGTAAAGTAATGTCAGCCTTTAAGATACCGCCTTCTGTTGCCTTTTCCTGTTCGGGGATAGCACAGAGGATGCGGTAGCCTGATGGCTTGGGTAATTGTGTTGCTTTTTCTTCATCTGACTTGTCAAGCAGGTTCGTTAAATCTAATGCTTTGCCTAAGTCGATTGGATTATTCATCCGAGTTCTCCAGTTTGTCTTTGAGGTCTAATGCGTATCCGCGTGCAATGAGTAGACCCCGAACCTCGCCACACGCCTTTTTGTACTCCTCGAAGGAGCCAAAATTCCCAGTAACCAATATCTCTTTTAGTTGTTCAACTTTGTCGTCTATCTGTTTAACAACCACATCAAGTTCGGTCATTCTTTACCTTTCTTGTTAGAGTTCGCGTTAATTTGAGCGGCTATTAGCTGCGCAGCTATTTGCCCCTTCTGTGCATCAATTTGAGCACTGCTCTTAGCTGCATCAATACCCATCTTATGACCCGCAATATCTACATCGGTTGCTAGTTTTTCGATCTCAAATGCAGCTTTTTCCTTATCTTTAGCCAATGACGCACCAAATTTACGGGCTTCAAGTTCAATCTTATTGAGCTCAATCTCTTTATTAGTCTCGATTTCTAGCTGTCTTAACTGAACATCAGAGGCATCTTTAGCTGCTTTTCTCTCCTGCTCTTGGCCTTTTAGTGCCAATTCTTGCATCTGCATCTGAACAATCGGATCTTGAGCCTGTTGTTGAGCCTCTTGTTGCTGAGCCTGAGCCATGTTCTGCATAGTCAGTTGTTGTGCAGCTTGAGCCACAGCCCTAGAAACTTGAATCTCAACATCCTCTGAAATATGCTCATCGTCATCTTCCTTAAAGTACGGAAGCGGAGCGCCAAGTTGTTGTTCGATCTGTTGACGGTACTTAAACGCAAAGTGTTCCGCAATATGTGCTTGCATCGCACCCATCATCGCCTGAGCTTGTGGGTTTTGACCAATCATTGCAGCTGTCTGTGGGTCTTGGATAAACGCCTGATGAGCAGTGATATGCGCATCTTGATCTTGGTAGATAAACGCCTTGACAGGTTTCATTGTCAAAATGTCCATATTTTCCGCAATCGGATCTTTCGGCTTCATGTCCTCTTGCATAGGAATTAGCTTCTGAGCGTTGCGAATACCCAACACATCTAACATCTGACGATGTAACACAGGCATGTTGTAAATCTGTGGCGCGCCTTGGGCTAACTGCAACACCGCCTGATACTGAACAATCTTCTGCGCCATAGTCGCCGCATTGGGATCAGACACAGGAATAACGTCGACCATATCGTAGTCAGACTTCTTACAACCACGACGACCTTCTGCTGGCTCGTAGCTATAGTCATCTGATGTGTAGTCACGAATAATGTCTTTTAAGAGACGCAACTCTTGCTTCATCGAGTAGTGAGTACGTGCGTTAACTGCACTCATCACTTTCAATGTTCTTTCTAGAATAGCCAAGGTTGTACCGACTGGAGCTTGTGCGCTCATGTCAGAGACCTTCATGTCCCCAGCGGATGCGAATCTGCGACCTTCTTCAACAATAGTACCGAGCAAACTATATAGAACCTGTGATGGCTCTTTATATGGCAAGGTCATTAAGTTGTCTTTGATTGTCCCTGATGGAACATCTACGTCACGGAATTCTCCTGGTGCTATCGGGGTGTCATCGCCTTTGACTCGCAAGCCACGGGTCTTAAAGCCGCCTGGCAAGTTGCTAAGGGTTCCTGCATCAACCAATTGCCTAATGAGAGAAGTGCCAGACTTAGCAAAAGCGCCGACCAAATGAATAAGGCCAAAACAGTAGAAGCCAAAACCTGGAACATAACCATAGTGAACAAAGTGCTGACGTTTTTGTTTGGTCTTATCTTCTGGACGCCAATTACGACGGATAGATAAAATCTCTGAGCTACCTTTTTCAATAGTAACCACGTACGGTAAGGCAATGCCTGTAAATTCTCCATCATCATCTGTGTCCTCATATCCTGGCAGGTCTAGATCAACGTGCATCTCAAGCAGTTTATAGCGGTCATCGGATGAGGCTCTGAAGCCCATCTTCTCCGCAATCTTCTTTTCTACTTCATCCAAACTATTGGCTGGTTCACCCAACTCAATGTCACGATAAAACCCTGCGTACTGCAGACGAGTTACTTCATTCTCTGTCTTGCGCATGACGTGGGTGATGCGTGGTGATGACTCTAAGCTTGACGCTCCATACGGAACAACAATGTCTTCCGCTGGAATAAACATAGATACTTGACGTTGTAAGTGCGGGTCGTAATACACCTTCTTAAACGCATTACCCGCAAGACCCAAGCCCCATAACATGCGCTCATGCTCTGGACGGAACTCGTGCATCTTGTCCGTCAACTCATAGTTCATGTTCTCCTGAACTCGGTTCGCCGCATCCTTAATCTCAGGGGTTTCTTTGCCGATGATAAGTGTCTTAACTGGCCCTTGAGCGGGGAAAGTCTCCATGATAGTCTCTGATTGAAACTTCACAAGAGCTTCGCTTAGTAAAGGGTGATAAACCCCACAAGCCCCCTCCCAAGGTTCGGTACGCTCCTC